GAGCATCATACCATTTACCAAAGAACGATGTAGGACCGACCGATATGGTTCCATCGTTACGCCAGGAGCTTACAATGGTGGGGCCTCCCACGAATGACACTTGAGTATCTCTATCCTCGAGCTTCACCCTTCCGAAATATCGTGCTGAATAGATTGGAAGATACGCCATTTATGCACTCCCTGGGTAAATAACCGTCATGTCGAGTTTGGCCGTTGAGCTAGCATCATCCTCAAAATAGCAGGTGATGGGGCCGTATCCATTTTGCAGCGTGAGCTTGTTATCAACGAAAAAGGCCAAGATGAATTTGAACGGGCCAGGGCTTGCCACACTCAACTGATTCTCAAGTGTTGGAACAGTTGAGGTATAGCTTATAACCACCTCTCTATTGGTCAGTTGTTTCACGAATAATCCATCCGGCGTCAGAACCCATGTTCCCGTTATTGACGCAATCAGGTATTTCGGCCCGGTGCCGGTGGCTGTGATAGTTGGGGCCGGAATCGTATCAATGGATGTTGATCCTATTTTAGGAATCACCCCTGCAATAGTGCCAACGGCTACACGAATTTTTAAATCATAAACAGTCACCTCCAACGGCGGCACAGCATAAGGTGCGGGCGGTATGTTCGGGTCAAGATTCTGCGTCATCCCATCAATGCCGCTGGATACCATGCCTCCACGCGCCCCTTGCGATGAGCCCATGACAGCTCTTCTGACATCATCTCGTGAGATTGTAGATCCCATAATTAGTCGGCTTGTGAGTCATTTGGATCATAGATCAAATCCAGCCACTTGCGAGGACCTGATAGAGCCGCCGAACGAGTCACCTCGTAATAGACGTTTCCAATGCTTCGTACTCTGATGCCAGTAAAAAGCCAGTTACGTTCTCCGCTCAAGCTGGGTATGCTGTTGCTGAGTGTCGCTGATTCGATAATCTTTCCAAGCAAAGCAAACTCGTTATCGTCCGGCCATTCCTCTTGGATGCGCGTTTGTGAGACTACCATCACGGGACAATTGTAGGAGCGAACGCCAGCGTATGGATTGAGTTTCCCGCTATCAATTGGATACTCCACATTAAAGCCGATAAACCGACCATCTCGCGGATCAAAGCGAGCGCCGTTTTCTTCGGCCCCAAGGAATCCGCCGATTTTCGCAAAATTCGGATGCGACTCGATAGGCTCCACAGAGCAGCTAACGTCAAGTGTCAGGTCGTCGGTGAACTCCGAGTTCGTATGCTCTGTATCCCTGCCCTCGTAATGCAGGTTGATGTCAACATCGTTACATGTGGCGTTGCCCGTGTGAACGATGGAGCCTGACACGAGCACGACGTTTCCGTAATCGTCAGCTTCTCCGCCCTGCTGTAGAATGGAGGTGTCTCCACTGCTCATCTTATAGGTGACATCATACGATGCCAGTCCGTTACGCTCGAATGCGTATCGAGCGCCGGGTTGCCTGATTAGTCCTGAGTCTCCGAAAAGTGGCATAGGGTTACCTTATTTGAACTTTCATCGCTGCGGTAGTGGCATACGCGGCAGCACCTCCCGCCGCACCTCCATTCATGTATGCGATCATGGTTCGTAGAATATCGTCCTGCGTCTTAGCCTGCCTTTCAGCGATACTGGTTAAGTTGGTAGTTCCAACACCACCGCCACCACCGACCGCCGCTAAACTAGAAACGCCAAATGTTGGCTGCATCGTCTGTTGCGAAAACTTGTCTGCATTTTTCGACGTTCCGTTTTCAAACTTGGCGATGGCATCGGCCAGTTTCTGCATGAGTTCGGGATTTCCAAACGATGTTTCATTGAAGATGTTTTTGATCTGCTCTGCAATTGATGCTGTTGCATCTTTATGATCTGTAGCAGATGGCTCCGCATAACCAGACGCCATCCCTTCCAATGAGGCATCACGATCTTTCTGCATTTCATCCGCTCTGTCTTTACTGAGGAACCCCAAGGATACAGCCATGCTATCCAGCATCTCGGCGGCTTTATTGAGTGCGGAAAACAAACCGATGCTGAAAAATTCAATCACCCGGCTGAACGAGTTTTGAATCGTCTCATAAAGATAGACTGAAAAGTCTTTGATGGATTCCCAGATTCCAGACATCCCATTTTCAAAGCCTGCGCTTGTCGTGATGGCGATCAACTTTCCGAAAATATCGCACGCGTATTTGAACGCATCAGCGGCAAGCTCTCCCATGGTCTGCCACAATTGGCCGTCCATAGCGAGTTGGTAAACTAGTCCGATAGCCTTGGCGATGGGTTCCGCGAAAGCCTGCCCCCATGTGGAAAGGTCAAGTGCCGTGAGACGGTCGAGCAGCGGATTGATTACCGGCGCGATCTTGTCAGCCACGCCGAGCCAGAAACCTTTGATCCGCTCCCCTACGGCGAACAGTTTAAGCGAGATATCGCGGAAAATATTCGCGTCCCGTTCCATGATTTCGGCATTCCTGCCAAGCAGCTTGCCCGCCTCCCCGAACGTCACGCCTTTTTCGACTGCGGTTTTGAATTCGATATACCGGCCTGTTGCCACGCCCGTCGCGTGCGCCAGATTCGCCAATTCCTCCCCGGTCATGAAAATCTGAAGGAGGTTGTCCTTCATCGACACCGCGAAATTTGAGAGAGCGCCAGCCGCTTTTGTGAATGCGCTTGCGAGGATGTTCCCGGCAGCGACCGACAGCGTGTCACGCAGGAACGTCCCCATTTGCTGCGCGATCTTCATCACGGCCTTGCCCCCGGCCTCGAAAGCCGAGTAATCGAGGCCCACCGTGGCCATTGCGCTGCCCTTTTTCGCCATTCGGCAGTTTTAGCCCGAAATTGGCATGATGCAAACTGATTGCAGTATCGAACCGGGCCTTGCCCATCTCTCGGTTGATCCAGTCGTGAGCAGCAACGGTCCAGTTGTGGAATGCCTCACGGCCTGCCAGCGAGGGTGGCTGGCGCTCCACGAGCAGGCACCATTTACGGTGGCACGACGAGCAGCCGGTTGAATTATCCTCCACGATCTTTCCCCACGCGGCCAGCCATTGCACAGCGCCTGCCCGTGCCGCGTCGTCAGCGATCTCGGGGTATTGGAGCGCGTAGGCGTGAAGGATGCGCCATAGGGCATTGCCAACGGCGGCGTTCATAGTCCGGAGTCATTCGCGGCCTGTGCCAGTTTGCGGTTGATGTAATCCACCATGTCAGCGGTCTCGGCGTCGAGCGCCTGCTGCATGGCGTTGCCTTTGATCTCTGCCGTATGCTCCGCCCCTGGTTGATCGTTGATGAGTGTCACCTGCACGCTCGCGCTGCCCCGATTCTGTTCGATCTTGCCACGCTTCGGGCCGTTGACGCGCTTCGGAATCTTGGGGGAGCCGCCGAGTGCCTCAACGGCGGGAAACCATCCCGTTGCGGTAAACATGCGGGCGTTCACGCGGGCGCGAATTTCCGCCTTGATCTGCTTCGCCCGCTTTCCTCCTTTTTTCTGGATGCCGCCACGCACCTTGAGAGCAAAGCCTATTTTCGCCGCATCCGCCTTGATCTGCGCGGCAGTAGGGGCGTTTCCCTTGTAGATCGTGATGAGCTTCATCCCCACATTTTTCGCCCGGCGCTTCACTTCGGTATCAGGATCAACGTTTTTTCGCAGGTCGAGATACTGCTTCAACGCCGATCTCATGGCGCTGTCGTCGTATGTAAAGGGCGCGGGCATGGGAGAAATTAGCACACAAAAACGCCGCTGGCAAAAACCAGCGGCGCTTTCGTTTTCTTCGTGCTGCTACTCGTCGCCCTGGGGCTGCGTCCATATGTCGGCGGTGATGATCCGCTGACTCGTAAGACACACCAGCGGCTGTTGCTGGCGGAGCCCCATTTTGGCTTCCCACGCAGCGCGGCGGTCAACGACTCGGATCGTTACGGCTTTGACGCGCTCGTTTCGGTGGGCGCGTTCCTTGGCTGCGTCGGTGGCAGCGGTCAGAGCGGCTTCTAATTCCACGACGCGAGCTTTGAGGCTCGCATCCTGGACGATCACGGCTGGCGCTTGCATGCTTCGCAGCTTGGCTGCTGTGTCAGGCATGCGAGCGATAGTTTCGGCGCGGGGTGGCATGCGGAACGTTTGACGGCTGCGCAGTGTGATGGTTGGCGATTTCGTGTTTCTCATGGCGTGTGTGGTGTTGTCATTGCCGGGCTACCGGCGGAGCGTGATTCGTAATGGGAAAGAAAGCGTTCGATTTCGCCGGTTTGTGGAGAGCCGGGGTCCGTGGTGGTTTTACGCCCGAATGCGGGCGGTGTAGCGTTCATTCATGGCCTTTTCGATCACAAATGGACTGACACTAAGGAACATTGCGGCCTCTACGATTTGACGGCGGGGCGCGCTTCTCATGATCTCTCTGAGATGGTCGCGACTGTCGGCAGAATCGACAAGCTGCAAAAGGACGGGGAACGGTGCGGTGGATGTCATGGCGTGTGTGGTGTTGTCGTTGCCGGGCTACCGGCGGAGCGTGATTCGTAATGGGAAAGAAAGCGTTCGATTTCGCCAGCCATCGTGACGGGCGGGCCGTTGCCGAGAAGCTGGCCCTGGTCGGTCCCGCACATCCATCCCACGAAGAGGGAATTAATGAAGGGGTCTTTTTTTCTCAGTGCGTTGAGTCGTTCGATGAATGATGGTTTCATTATTTTGCTTTTTTAGGCCTGCCGCGAGGGCGCGAGCCGGGTTTGACGGGTGATGAGCCGTTCTTTTTCACGGCCTCGGCTTTTTTGCGGGACTTCGCCGCCCCCATGATGGAGGCGGCGTTGATCTCGTCGGCGTGGCCACATTGGCTGCATGTGTGAGTCATGGCGATTACCGTGCGATCATTTCATTCCGCATTTCTTCAAGCTGCTGCTCCGCCTCATAACTGAGGATGTTGAAGGTTGGCTGCATGAACCATTTTTCCGCCAGTTTTTTGTCGGTATAATGGAGTCGCGTCACGCCAAGCAAGTTTTGCCGAGTCTCGCCATCCGTGTGAAGGAGTGCAAATTCTGCGGCAGCAGTTGGCGATGTGAAGTATTTCAGTAGTTCTTTATTCATATTTTCGTGTGGTTCGTGGTTTGCTCTAACAAGTGATAATAACCTAACGCTTGGTTTACGCAAGTAAAGAATGAAATATTTCTGAAACTTTTTTTGTAATCGCCTCTTTTGACAGTGAGCACGGGTGATTCTCCCTCTTGACTGTGCCTTTCAGTCAGTGCATATTTTGCTACCGAAAGGTATCGCCCTGTGTCACCAGAGCGTAGATCAAATTTCTCACGGCCTCCTGCGCAAGCACAAAGGGCGCGTTCTGGTGACACAGGGCGCGCCCTTTTGTTTGATCCTTGGCTTCCTCAATCCAAAAAAAGCCAGCGCAGCAGAAATGCCAGCACCGCGACAATGCAGGCCGTGAGATAGCCAGTGCTGTTCATCGCGTCAAATCTTGGACTACTCGCAGGGAGCCGTCAAAATACGGTGCTGGTGCGAGGATAAACAAAACTGGCAGGGTTCCCCTCATTCTTCCCGCTTACCCGCGGGGAGGAGGGAGGGGTTTGCCTGAATGCTGACGCGACTCTATTCCTTGCCCCGTAAAGCAGCCAGCAACAGCCCCCGCGCCTGATCTGTCACGTCCTCCGCAACGTCGTATTCGTCGATCCACACCGGATGAGCGCCGTTATTGAGAGCTAAGGCGCAGAGATATTGCTGCCCTCGGGCGAACGGGAGCCGTTTGAGCAATTCGGCTTCACTCATGCCCAGCGGTGCCGCCAGGGCTACGACGTAACCGGCGCGGAAGCATGGCCGCGCTTTTTTTTTGCATCGCTATCGACTGAGGATGCGTCGTCATTCTCCACGACGGCGGTTGATCGGTTGATCTTCGCGAACTCGGCTTGCACGTCTGCCATCGTCTCCATGATCTCCCCCATGGTCTTTTCGTTCATTACCCGGCGGCGGAGTTTTGCGAGATACGCAATATCGTCGTCGCATGCGTCCATTTCGGACTCGTCGCAGGTAAGCAGAGCGATCACCTCCGCGATTTTCGGCACGATGGCTCCGGCTTTCGCGGGGTCAAACTCGGCGCTTTTTGGCGACAGGATTAGATGGAATTTTTTGGGGTCGATGCCAATAGATTTAAATCCAGCGGCTCCGGTGATAAAAAAGTTGTTGGCACGACGCAGAATGTCCACAACGAGCGCGGTCACACGGCGCGACGGCTTGAATCCCACGATTGCCGCCTTTGTGCCGTTAAAAGCGTCGTCAAGGTCTTGCTCGCGTTGAGCTTCGGGACTGAGTTCGGATGCGTTGAGGAGTGCCATGGTGGTCAATCTGCGCCACGGAAAAGCCGCTCGCTCCTCCGGTTGGCGGTGGTTTCTGATTCGAGCGGGTTGAGTGTGACTGCCACGCCGTTTCTTTTCAGCGAGCGGCAGAATTTGAGAAAAGGATTACGGTTTAACTCCTGGATGCTGTCACACATGACGCACCAGTTACAGAGATGGTCGTAGAGGACCTGGATCACGAACTGCAAAGAAGCATCGACGCCGCCGCGCTTCACTCGTTCGGCCAGGTCGGTCATTTCGGCGCGCTCGCTGCTGTTGATCGTTCCAATCTCGTTTTTCTGGCGGAGTTTCGCCAATGCATGCCCGGCGGCGACCATGGAGCACGTCAGGCGTTTAAAAAGCGGATGCTCGATCTCATACGCGAAGGAAATTTCCACAGTCGCAAGGTCATTCATGCCGCCGACTTCCGTAATTCCCTTTTGCGTAACTGAAACGATGCGTTTGGCGTCGTAAGTGACCATGATCGGCAGCGTGCCACGAGCGGGAAAGCCGAGACTGCCAAGGGAGCAAGCCAGCATCGGGTCTTTTGTTGACCAGATACCAGTTGCGGGCGCGAGTTGATCTAGGAGCCCGAGGGCAGACATTAGATGCCGTCGTTATTCTCGGCACTGGCGCGGAACTTTGCCCATTCGCCTGCCGTCTCAGTGTAGTCCGCAGAAACGCAGACATAAACACTACCGGGCGAGGCCATGTTGCCGGTCCACGCGGTTCCAGGGGCCGTCATCGACGCGCCCACGACAGAAACGCAGATGCCGCCAGCTCCGCCGCCGGTGATCTCGCCCTCGGCGTCGTGCGCAGACATCACATTTTTCGTGAACCCCTGCACATTCTGCCCGCAGGCATCGACGGTCTTTTTGTATTCGCAGGTGGTTTTTGCAGAATACGATTTCGCGTTGATGCCGGAAATTGAGCCGACACAACGTGAGAGAAAAGCAGTAGATCCGAAATTAGCCATATAGTGTGCGGTGAAAATTACAGAACAGGTTTCAGTTTTGCCGCCGCGTTGAAAGTTTGCCCCATTGCAACTAATTTGCAAGAGTAAACCGCCTGATGCGCTTTGTCGGTGGGCGTGCTGTCTGTCGATGTGACACGTATTTCGTAGCAGTGCCAGTCGTTACGGATGGCGGAAAGTTCGGCAGAAAGCTGCTTCCAATGGATCGACAGAATCTCTTCGATGGCCGCACATTTCGCCTCGTAATCGGTCAGGCTGTCGCCGGCGGGGAGCCGCACGGGATACAGGAGAGTGATCTCCGCCTCAACGGCATAGACGCCGGACGGAGGCGCGTCTTCCTCGCCCTGCTTGCAGGCAATGATGATGTCACCGTATCGCTTTGGCGATTCCCCGGCCTGCTCTCGAAACTGGACGTTCGCAAGCACGGGATGAGCCTGGAATCGAGCAATCAAAGCCAATTCCGCTTTTTTCGTCAGCTTCATGTGCTCGCGTCCTCCGGTTCGCAGGTGGCAATTAGTTCGTCCCCATTTTCGTCGAATCCTTCGCTAATGGATGTGATCGTGAAGTTTTTCCACTCTCCCTTTGCCATGATTGCAATGGTATGATGCTGCGCGGGGCGGTCCTTGTCGTGAAATTGAGCTTGGGTGAAAACGAGGGTGATTGTTCCTGTCGCGCCCATGCCGCCAACTTCCAGCGGCATGCCCGCCTGCCCATCGTCGATGCTGGCCTGAAACTCTACGTTGTCCCAGCGCACCGTGACCGTCAGCCACGCGAGCGAGGCATGGAAGATGCGGTTTAGCTCCGCCTTGTCAGCGCCGAGGATCGTGCCCGATAGCAGCACGCCTTGCCAGTTCGCGTCGTTCGCCTTGCGGTTCTTGTCCCAAAATCCGAGCGGATCATTCGCGTAGCCCGGGGTTGGCTTCTGCTGATTTTGGGGACTGTTGACGGTGCGGGGCATGGTCTAGTAGGTGCCTGGGATGGGATAGAGCGCGCTACCCTCATGCTGAGCGGCACAACGCCGGTCAATGAGAATTCGCCCACCGATGGAGCGCCAGAGGTCGCAGAACGCGAAGTCTTCCGAGTGCCCGCCGAGAAGCACGCGCCAAAATTCCCACGATGCCCGCCCCGTCTGCGCACAGGTGTAGGCTTGAACGTGGTTTTTCAGCATCTCGAAAACGGAGCGATGGACGCGCATGAATCCTCGCGCCGTTCGCTTCACTTCACAAAGAATCTGTTCTCCACGGAACGGCTGCGGGTTTTCTGTCAGCGGTTCCGCCGGATATGTAAGACCCACTTCCTTTTTTGGATAGATGCCGAAAACAAGCGGCTCGTCATGCGAAAGCAGAAAGTCGATTTGCTGCCGCGTGAAAACGACATCGGTGTCAATGATGATCATTTCGTCGCACTCGCTTTCGAGAAACGCAGATGCAGCCATGTTCATCGCGCCGTCTGGGTATGGGTAGCTGAAGCTCTGAGCAACGAATGCGCGGCCAGAGAATGCGCCGAGCATTGAGATTGCCCAGCTCGTGCGGGAAAGTCCCATCCCATTGTCCACTATCGGCAAGAAAATTGGTTTGCTCATTTGGTGATGTTGGAAAGAAAAAAGCCCCAAGAATAGAAGCGGCGGCAACTACACGAGGGGCAATTCTGCGCGCCATGACGCGTCGCAAATTATTTCACCGGGTCGAATGCGAGGCGGAAATCTGCGTCCGTCCCTTGCCATGTGTGAGCGGTGTTTTTCGCCGTATGCGTCATTTCGTAGCTGTTCGGCGCGTGAATGCACAGAGCATACTGCTCGCCGGTTGCACGATGCACAAAGATGCCATGAGTGTATTCGTGGTCGAGCGGCTGCGCCGGGTCGATAACATCCGCTTTTTCAGGAGTTACGATCACCGGCAGCAATGACGGCGGAGGCGCGGGGCGGTTCGCTTCGTCGTCGAGTTCAAGCGCGGCGCGCAGATCATGCACGCTGCCGTTGAGGTCGATGTTTGCGCCGGTCTCGTTTCGCTGATTCGCGATGTCGAGCGCCTGCTTGCGCGAGAGGTTGTCGTATTTAGCCATGGATATTTACGAAGTGTGGTTTGGGTGAAGCGTGGAAGTAAAACGGGGCGCTCCGCCTTTCAGCAAAGCGCCCCGCCGAGAACAACCACACGAAGAAATTAAGAATACTGAGTTGCGATGAGATCGCCAGCACGATTGTTGGTCAGTGTCGGCTTGTGGCTCATTTCGATGCGCAGTACTTCGCTCTTGCGGGCGAGGTCGGGATACTGCTCGACGTAATAGCCACCTGCACCGGTGAAGTCGTGAGCGTCCTTAGACAGCGAAGGCATGCCCGAGGAATCGAAGCCATTCCAGAACACGTTGGCACCGATGCCGGAGAGCGTAGGAACTGCCACGCCGTCCGTCTCGCTTGCAGTGCCGGTGTTGCCAGCCTTGCAAACGAGCATGTAGGTGTTCGCCCAGATGGCCGTCAGCGTTGGCGTAGCGCCATCGGCGGCGCTGTTGTAGTAGTTGTCACCCACGAGCACCTGCTTGATGCCGTAGGGAGCAAGGCATGAGGTGAAGTTCGCGAGATTGACTTCGGTGATGGCGTTGTAGGTGCCTCGCACGAACTGGAGCGTATTCTGGCAGGTGCTGACACGATACCAGACCGGGCCGGACATCACGACGGTATCAGGGCGCTCGCCGTTGGCGATGATGCGGCGGGTGGAGGCAAGGATGTCCTGGATTGGATTCATCCCTGATGCACCGAGCACGTCACGGTTGGCGGCGGTGTAGGCAACGCCGCTATTCGACGCGGAACCCGCAACGTAGAGACTGCCGCTGCCGACAGTCGCGGCAGCGATGAGGTATTCTTTCGTCAGAGCGCCGATCTCAGAACCGAAACGGCCAGCGAAAAAGCTCAACACGTCGAAACGGTTGGCGTAGTCGAGCACCATTTCACGCGGCACCATGATTTCAACACCACGAGGAGTGACGGTCAGAGTGGCGTCGCCAAACGTGGCGGACATACGCTGGTAGCTCGTGCCCTGCGCACGAATGTATTTGTCAGCGCCGATATGGCGAAGGCCGAGGCTCCCGCCGAGCGTGGCCTTGACCATGTGGGCATTGCGCCAGTTGATACCGAGTCCGCCGAGGAGTTGATCACCGATACAACCCTGGACGGCCCCTTGACCCTCCACGATTGCAAGGCCGAGTTCTTCGCGTGGAGTGGCACCGGATGTAGGATAGGCGGGCATGACTTTTTAGTTTTGAGAGGTGATTTTGAAGAGGTGGATTATGCGACGCCAAACAACTTTACGGAGCCGAGAACGGCATCACCGGAAGCGGCCTGCACCCAGCGGCCCATGAGAGCGGCATTCGTGGAGGTCTTGGAGAACTTGCCAGAGGCGGCGGCGTAGGCCAGATCACCGACGGCGCATGCTTCGGACGCGAGGGCAGGAACAATGCCCTCTTGTGCGTCAAATGCTGCAATCACAGCAGATGCCGCGCCATCCTGTGCAAGTACGAAGTCACCGCGAGCGGTGGCGTCTTGCACAGCAACAAGACCCGAAGAGTTGGTCGTAACGCGAACACCGCGAACGGCGCTGGCGGCGGTGAGAGTAACGGTCAGGAGCGAGGCTCCAGAATCACATGCGAGTTCAGCCATATTTTTGAGCGGTTAGAAGTGGGGCAGCGGGTGAGGGTGATTAGGAGCGGAACTTGTGATAGAGGTCCGGCTTGTCTTTCGCCATGCGGGCGATAGCCGAGGCACGATTTGCACAGCCCGTAGAAAGCTGGGTGGCAATGAACGATTCGCCGTCTTCGATTGCAGTCGGAGCAGCGGCTTCGCCGATCTTGACGAATCCCGTCGAAAGTTTGGTGAATGTGTCGTTGGCGACTTTGAGCGCGGCCTTTTCGATCAGCGCGTTCATTTTCTCCTGAGCGGATTCATCGTCCTTTTTCTTGGCATCTTCCTCTTTCTTCTTGTCCTCGTCGCTTTTTTCAGCGGGCGGAGCTTCGAGCTTGGCGAGACGTTCCTCGATTGTGCTGCTGCCCGTGGCGGTGGCAACGGCCTTGTTGATCATATCGCCAATGGCGGTCAAGTCTTCGGGAGAGAGGGGCATAGATTCAGGTGGTGATTCGATTTCTTCAAACAATGAATTAGTCGCCGCCGGACTGTCCACGAGGTCAATGCTACCCAAACGCAAACAATTTGCAATAGCAATTTTCTTTCCGGTGGCATCCTTGCCCATCGTGTATGCACTTTGGAAGTCGATGGAGTTGCCAAACTCGTCAGCAAAACGGGAGGCGATTCCCTCCACAAATGAGCGGTGCGGAGTGCCTTCGAGAAATTTCAAATCTGCGTAAACGTTCGTTCCCTCCACGCGGAAATTGGAGTAGCCGCCGAACGTATCGCGCACGGTTTCGCCGTGGTCGAGCTTGGCCTTCACCTCGGAGCGCGAGTTGCCAGACTGCGCGACTTCCGCCAAGGTTTGAGCCGTGATGTAGATGGGAATCTTTTCCAGCTTCTCGTGCGAGGCGTCGTCAGGATTGAACGGGCGGAGTTTGCCGTTTTGCTCAACGCAGAAATGCCCCTTGGCCGGACCCTCGGAGATCACGAGCACACTGTTGATACCATCGCTGCCAACGGTCTGTTTTGCTTCAAACAGGGTGAAGAAATCAGAGCGAATGATGTTTTTCTTTTTCATGGCGGTTTATTTCTGCGGAAACAGGGCCTTGTGCAAATCGCTGCCCTCTGGCGCATGATCCACAATCAAATCAATCGGCACGATTTTACCGTCTGGTGTCTTTTTGAAATTGTCGGGCTTTACATCGGTGACGACGTATCCTGACTTGGGATTGATCCACGTTTTATCTTTGATGTGGTCGTTTTCAAACTTGTCGGCAGCAACTTTCACGTATCCGCCTTTTTTCAGGTAGTCGTCAATTTCAGGCTGCGTTGGTTCGGTGCCTTTGATCTTTTTTTGAGACACAGTCAGACCGATGTGACTGCCCCCGGCGGCAAGGACGCCCTCCAGCCGTGAGTCATCACCGAAAGCGTGATTGAAATGATCCATGCGATCCAGATATTCCCCAGGCGTTGCCACGCGCAATGTGGCATATCCGCCGTATGGTCCCACAACAGGATGGACTTTATATCCAAATCCGCCCTTGGTGTGCTTCAAGACGCGGTCGCCTGCATCCTCAACGATATGCTCTTGACCTGTCCCTATGACGTTTGCATGTGTGTATTTTGACCGGCTCTTTTCATCGGTCGCGTGCAGATTTTTCAGGGCGGCACGCTCTGACTCGTCTCGAACTGAAATGGAGTCTGTGCGCTTGGTGTCTGCGCCCGAGTTTCCGCTAATGACATCACGGGCTGCTTTGCCCGCACTGCTTTCGCCTCGGTCGCTTGCGCCTGCTGTTCCTCGCTGAGTGGTGGATTTTGCATCTTTTCCTCCTTCACTATCGCCCTTCGGAGCGAATTCGCCATCCTTTTTTCTGTTGTGTTTGTTCTCTTCCCAGCTTTTGAATTGAGTGCGCAATTCCTTGAATTGAGCCTTGATTTCGGCCAATTCTTCGGAGTTGGATTCATCGCTTTTTGCTGGCTTAGACTGCGCTGTGACAGGCGATGCCGCTGCATCTTTCGGCGTCGGATTCGGCCCCATCATTTGAATGTGAGGCATCACGTCTTGCCACGTCATGGCAACGCCAGTGCTCGCCGTGATGCGTTGAGCGGTGCGGATGGCACGTTCCATCTTGCTCTCCGCTTCGTATTCAAGCTCTTGATCAACATCATCCCAGTATCGGCCCTCTTCCGCGCAAATGTCGGCCATGGAGCGGATGCCTTGGGCGTTCTCTTTCAGGTTCGCGTCAGACTCTCGTCCCACATCGACAGACGAGCGAGCGGGGAACATCCATTGCCCCTTATCCCAGTTTTTCACATACGGAATCTCGTTTCGCATGATGCCGGAAAGCAGCGCCTTGTTTTTGATCTCGTCCAGCGCCGTGCGTTGCAGCCACCGCTGCCCGATAGGCCCGTCCTCAAACGTGCGGCTCGCCCATTCTCCGATTAGTCGCGTGTATGTGCCAGGAAGACCCATCATCACGTAAACGAATGGCAACGGAAGATTGAGCGCGCCCGCGATCTGCTGAAGCTTCACGATCATGAACTCCATTTCTTCGGGCGATGGCGTCTTGCCTTCGATCATCTTCACTTCCATTCCAGGCTCGCCGTAGAGCACTTCGCCAGCAGCCATCGGTTGCAGCCGCCCGCGTGTCACTGAGTTGCTTGGCTCGTCGAGGTAGTTCGTGGATGGCTGCGGAGCCATGCCGTTAGCGGTGTTGATCTGCCCGACTTTGAAGCCTGCCCACTGGATTTTATTCAGCCATGCTTTTTCGATGCGGCGGAAGTCGGCAGCATCGTTGAGCACCGCATGAAACGGCGTCTTGGCCTTGTACTCGTCAGAGCGAGTCACCGGGTTGAGGTGCGAGAAATGTGAAGCAGGAACCTCGTCAACGAAAATGAACTGGCTGTTCACCGTCTGCTTGTAGATGCGGTAGGCCACGGGCGCACCGTTGGCGTCGATCACGACTCCGCGAATCACATGGTTGTTGCCGCTCACGACTTGACGCGGGTTGCCGATGTTTTCACCCTCCACGTTTTGGATCTGAAATGTTCCGTCACCGTGATGGTGATGAATGATACCATGGTCGCCTTGCACGAGGCATCCGCTCACTCCCATATTCATTTGATCCACGAAATGGAACCGGCGCGTAATGTCCGATTTCTTCGCCCACTTCTGCCAGAACTCGCGGTAAAGCGCGTTCTCCTTTCGGGTACCGACTTGGGGAATGTATTGGAGATTCCCCACGACGTGCATCTTGAAGCGGTCAATGATGCTTTTGATGAACGATGAATCACGCGCCAATTCCTCGGCTCGCTGGATCATCGCCACGCTTTCAAGCTGATGTATGATGTTGTCAGGGCCGCGCAACGGCTGCGGAGGTGGGCGCTCCCGGCCCGAACGTGCGGCCTCGTAACTAAGCTTCGTTCGGTGCTCGCGTGCAGCAAGTCGTGCGCTCATCCATGCGGGCGAGATGATGCCGATAAAGCTGTCAATGCGAGTAGGATTCATCCTTGTGAAAAGTCGGTGTAGTTCGACGCATAGCCGAGGTTTCCGTTTGCCGCGTTCTGTGCCTTCCACGCGATGGCGGCGGCGATGTTTGCAAGCTGGTCGTGCAGGTCGCGCTGTGTCGCCATCGCTACGTTTCGACCGTTCATGCTGTGCGACTGCCCGGCCCCTTCAATGGCCTTGATCTGCTGCAAGCAAGACGACTTCAACGCGGAAAGCGTCTCATCGTCCATCGTGCGATAGCGAGAATCAAGGGGCATTCAGGTGGCTGGTTATGCGTGCGCGCCGACTCCGCCGATGATGCCGAATGAAACTACTGTGGCCGTGTTGGTGACCATCAGGCATGTGGTCTGATTCGCCGTGGAGAGGTCAGCGAACGGGCAGACGCCGCCAGGGTTGGCAGACTGGAACATGGGAATGCCGAGGCCGAGGCCATGTGTCCCGATGGTCAGTGCTGGGTCCGAAATGATGATTTGCAGAATCTGCCCGATGCCTGCCGTGTTGCCAGCGATGCCAGCAACGGGAAGCTTCGTCGCGTCGTTGCCGTCCGCGAGCTTGTAGGTGCTCGTCGCGGTGTCGAGATAGACAGTCTGCCCGCCATTGACAGCCGCTCCGGCTTTGCCAACGATTTTTGTTGCCGCCGTGGAAGGCACGACACTCCCCGCAGTGATAGATAGATCAGCCATAGTGACTGATTATTGCAAACAACTTGCATTAAGTCAATGCCGGGAAAATTAACCAGTTGTCGCTGGCTGGGTGTCGTCAGACAGTTCGGATGGCACAATACCAAAAAGGGCGGCGAGAACCAAATTCATTTCTTCGCAGGCTCGAATGTGATCGTCGGCATAGACCTGGTGCCAGCCGGTTTCTGTTGCGCCGGTGCGCTTGTTGAGGACGGATTTCAGCACCCACGAGTTGAGTTGTGAGAGGTAATCCGTGCTCTTTTTGTTGGTCCCCTCGAACGTAATGCCGTGGATGTCGTCCGGCAGTTCCCACTTGCTGCCCTGCCCTAGCAGGCGGTTGTATAGTGTGCTTCGCGCCCAGTTTTTTGAGAAGTGGAATCCCTCGCTGAACAGCGTCCCTTGCCGATTGGTGCCGGTGAACACGTCGATGAGGTCTTTTTTTCCAAAAGGTTTCTGAATCGCGGTGATCGCCCCCGGAGCGCGGTGGTCATAGTGCTTCCGTGATTCGTCCGCCATGAGCCAGAAATACCCGTTTCGCGCGCAGATTTCCCGCACTTCCTTGCCCTCGTGGCGACAATCGACGCCCACGCGTCGGGGCAGGACTCCGTAGAGCCTGCGGGTTTCTTCAACCTCGCCCCATGTATTGCACCGCTGCGCTGCCACGAGCCGGGAGGCACCTTCCTTGCTCCATGCGCGAACGACAACCCACATGTGCCGCCCGTTCTTGCTTTGCACGTCAACGGCCATGAATCGGGCATGCTCATCGTCCCATCGGAAGGCATCGGCCACGGAATAGCCGCCGGTAACGATGGCCTGGGTGCCTCCGCTGACACGATTCTCCCACGTCTGCGCGAGGCGTTTTACGATGAAATTTCGCAGCAAGGTCAAGTCTCCGGTCTTTTGCCGCTCGATGGCCTTGATCCAGCTTTCAACAATGATTTCCCACTGCACCCACGGCGCTGCCAATTGCGACGCGGTGAAACTGCGGTTGTCGGGCGATGCCGTTGGATTGCCGATGATGTAGGATCCTCGCCGGTTCATCTCCATTCTATCCGAAAGGTTGTCGCGAATCTCACATCCGCATCCCTCGTGAGGGCATTTGAATTTGACCGTCTTGCGCACCTCCTGAAAATTCCACGCCTTGCCCTCCGGCTTCGTGATGTCGTTGGCTTCCCATACCAGCACACGCGGCTTTTCATTCCATCGGGGTCTGACGAGCTTCCCGCACTCGGGACAGCCAATGTGCCATTCCTCCTGTGTCCCCGCGTCAAAGGCAAGCTGTTGTTCGCTGCCCTCATCGCCAGCGGTGCTTGTGTTGAGAATCTTGCCATCCCAGAATGCTGAGCATCGGTCGCGGGCTTGATCGTGCATGCCCTTGTCCCACAAATGCAGTTCGTCGTTGATGATGTATTTTGCGCTCTTGCCCTGGGTGTTCGATTCGTTCGCACCGAGGAATTTTAGATACATGTGGGCCAGCGCCGCTTCATCTTTCCGCTTGGCCGCGTGGGTGTCCGGCCAGAGTGACCGGAGGGCGGGCATGGGGCGAACACGCTTCAAAACTCGATCCTCCGCAAAGTCGTGCGCATCGTCGTCGGTCTGGCAATAGACGAGGATGTTGCCTGGAGCATGCCGCACGATGTAGGCAACGAACATTTCAGAGAGCAGGTTCTTTCCCATCTGCGCGGCGAGTTGCAACGTCACCTCACGGATGCGCGGATCACAAAGCGCCGCAGCTGGCTCCGCAAGATACGGGCTGTTGTCGATGCGAAAGACGCCGGAGATTGCCGCCTCGGGGCCGAGTTGGTAATGACACTCCGCGAAGTCGATCAATGGGGAGCGCGGGATCATTCCAGCGTTTCTAGAAAATCAATCACACGGTTTTGCAATTCTTCCGTGTCGCTGCCTTTATTTGGAGGCCCACATCCTTCAAAGTGATCTGCCACCTCTTGGAGGATTGCTTTAGCGGCTTCGAGTTGCTGTTCGGGAGTGCTCATGGTGTTACGGTCTGGTTGATTTCAGGAAGCCCATACGGCTCCCAATGGTCGCCCTTGTCTATAATGTGCCAGCGGCGAACACCCTCGGGTGTTTTCTGCGTCACCCTCGCGAATTCATCGTGACGCATTCTCACACGCAGTTTGCCGGAGAGTCCCTTGATGGGCTTCATCCCTTGAATGCCGACAACAAACGGAACGCCTGCCATTCGATAGTTCATGGTGGTGTTGTTGGTTTCTGGTTCATCGCTGCCTCTGCCAGCCACGAGGGCACTAATCCCGCCCGCGTGCCGATGTCAAACGCCAGCGCCTGCGATTCTCGAATGATTGGATCAATTATATGCGCCACGTCCCCCGGCTTTTCAAGCCCCACAATTCTCGGCACGGCGGTTCGTATAGCGTCGGACAGCCCGACTTGATGCCATGCTAAAAAGGCGCGGGCATGCTCGACAACTTCTTCACGGGGGATCAACTCCCCGGCGTCCCGCTTCGCCATTTCAATATTCATTTCATACCGGAAAAGCTCCCGTGACCCCTTCAGCCATGCGTTAACCGACTCCCGCCTTTCGTCCGCCGTGGCCTCGTCGGATTCTAGCAGCTCCATGAACTCCGCATGTGAAGCGGCCTCGTATTCCTGGAGCCGTTTCAACGCCGGGCCTGCCCCAAGGCTTTTTAATTCCCTCATGTCCAGCAGGTTTTTCACCTTGGACTCGCGCTGCTTGCGGGGATTCTCAGTCAGCCATGCGCCCACCGTAGGAACATGAGCCGCGCCGTTTCTGCGGAACCCTGCGCATCCGCCATTTTTTGCCCGCTTGATTTCAGCCAATGGCACCTCCAGAACGGCAGCGATCCCGGCCATGGTCGTTTGCCATTCCGTTGCATCCTTTTTTTTGGTGGGTGGGCTACGTTTTTTCATTTCTCACGGGATTTTTACGATCTGAAAGCTTGCGCCGACCC